GCCGCCACCGCCCAGAGTAACTGACCCGGCTGATCCCGCGCCAGACCCACCAGCGCCGACGATCTCGACAAAAATGCGGGTGCAGTTAGATGGCGTTGTGTAAGAAGTTCCGCTGGTAAGAACTTGGGGTGCACGAATAAGAGTACCGGAAACCGCCGCCGGAGCGGTGCTGGCCCAAGCCGAGCCATTGCTGGTCAAGATGTTGCCCGCAGTGCCGGGGGCCGTATTGATAATCGTGCCGTTTGTGTTCGGCAGCGTCAGGGTTGTATTGGAAGCTGCCGCGCCCGCATCAAGCGTAACGCCGCCACCGCCAGAGCCTTTAACTGAAACTGGCATTACACAATGCTCCAAGTTGATCCGGTCGGAACGGTGACGGTCACACCGGAATTTACAGTTACTGGACCAAATGTACCAGCGTTTTGGCCTGCTGTAATGGTGTAGTTAGTCGTTACAGTCTGACCGTTTTGGTAGAAGATCTGATCCATATTACCGCCGGTCGCACCGCCACCGATGCTACCCCAAGCGGTGCCGTTGTAGCCCTCAAAGCTAGTTGTAGAACTATTAAAGCGGAACATGCCCGTAACCGGAGTTCCGGGGCGTTCTCCAGTAGTGCCAACAGCAGTTGTAAAGGAGCCAGTAGCGGAGAGTGCCGCATTACCAGCCGTGTCAAACGCCAGCGGCAGCTCTTGAGCTGCACCAGCGCTAGACGTATTACGCCCAAGCACTTTACCAGCCGCGAGAGTGAGCGTGTGCTCAGCGTTCCAATTAGAAGGCTGAACAAGCGTACTATCGACACCGTCCGCTTTCGCGGACGTAAATGCGTGCTTAAACGAAATTGCCATCTCTAATCACCTTCCGATTAGGTCACCGTGAAGATGCCGTTGGTGCTATCAAAGTCAACAGTCAGCGTCTCAGTGGCGTTAAGCGTGATAGAAGAGCCGTAGTCCCACCATGCAACAAGCGGCTTAGCCGGTGATGTTTGCGTGTCGTTGTAGATCACCGCGTAGCGCAATGGACCAATTGCACCGCCAGCCGCCGTAAAGACGACGTCCGTACCAGTCACCTTAGCAACACCAGACGTAGTAGAAGAGGTAATCGTCGTGACAGTGCCGCCAGCCGTGTAGCCGTTACCAGCGCTGATTTCAGTGAGATCTGCTTTGACTGCATTGGTATTAACAGGTGCAGTGTTGGTAAGCATGATTTTAAACACGTTGGAGGCGAAGTTGTGCTTCCCCTCAATAAGGTCTTTTGTGAAGACCTGAAACTTATTGTACGAAGCCATCTTACGTTCTCCGGTTAGCTACAGGCGTTAAAGCGCGGCTAAAAAGCCCTAGCCCTACGACGAGCAAAATTCTGAGGAAACCTCCAACTCTGCCCACGATACACGTTCCTATGCTGCGCTTCAACTTTGGCAATCGCCATTGTGTTTTGAAAACGACGCATATGGTAAATAGCCATCCGCTCATTAGAATACGGTTTGGCAATCTGAGACATCATCCGGCCAAGGACGCCATCGAGGATATCGACGCCATACTTTTCCAGTATCCAATCTGGATACTCTGGATAGCCATCACGCGTGACAGGATCTCTAACGGTCAGTGCGAGTTGTGCTGTGTAAGTATCCGCTTGGTTAGGGTAATCAACAAGAGTGATCTCGCCCGGAACTTTCATCAGCGCAGCTACAACTACGCCATCAGAGTTAACTACACCCATCACGCGCAAGATATTAGCAACGCCAGATGGCGTAACATAATAGTCCTTGTTGTCGTTCGTAACCTCGAAGTTGATATCTTCGGTCCAGATGTTGGTCGCGCCGAAGAACTGATCCATCGCGGAAAAGTATTCGAGCTTCAACACCTCGTCGGTGGCACCGGGGAGGCGGATACGAAGGTTATCTATCAGTCGGATAAGATCAGCGCTCATAAGCCCCTCACGACTGAATGGTTAACATCTGCGCCACGAACTTGTTGAGGAACACAGTCGCTCTCGCGTCTTGTGTACTCTCGTCATCGCGGAGCTGTGCCTGACCACAGATGTAATACAACAGAGATACACGATACATCGGGTCCATAGCGACACTGGTTGTCGTCATGTTAACCGTCGTGTAAGTTGGAATAGAAGTGCGGAAGTAAGAGCGCATCAGCTCCGGGCGCAAACGACGGATCTCAAGCAAGCCGAGGTTCATATTCTCGACAAGCTCGCTATCGGGGTAGCGATAGTCCGGTATCGTATCCTGCAGGAGGACACGAGCGTTTCGGACATAATCTGCAACAGTGTCGAGCGCCATAGTCTACCCTTGCAGGAGGAAAAGAGGGGGACGTGCCCCCTCTTAATTTTTTGATTATACTGGCGCTGTCAGAAGTCCAACGAGACGAACCGCAGGGGTAGTCGCGTTTGTCACGATGCCGCGATAGATCTGCGACTTCGAAATCGGAACAGCAGTCGTACCGGTAAGCGTGACGTTAGTGCCAGCCACAACAGTCACTGCACCCGAAGACGTATTGGCGTTCTGCAAGGTAAGCTCGAAAGATGAGCCAACCTGACAGTTTGGAATAGCCGCAACAATTTCGGCTGATGTTGGCGTCGTGACGTTCTGTGCGGCTGTCTGCCCAGAAACATTCACAACCCCGTTCAGCATCTGCGCAGTAGTAAGCGTCGGGTTGTTTGATGTCAGCGCGGTATAAGTAAACCCAGCGACGAAGTTTGAAAGGTCAGCGACGGAGTTAATTGCGTCCGTTTCGCTGCCTTGTGCTACCGTAAAACGTGTCGGCATGTCAGATCCCTTTTCGTAAAAAAGTGAAGGGGGCTTCGTTAGAAGCCCCCTAGTTCATCAGCCGGGGGTGACGATTGCCTGAGCAATCGCGGTGCCGTCAATGACCTTGTAGCCATAGACCTGCAGGCCGCGCAGAACCGTACCGAAGGTCTGCTCCGAACGGAGCGTCTCGACCTTAGAGACCTGCGAAGCGAAGGTCAGACCGTGGGCATGACCAGCGTAGATGGACGTTTCACCAGCAGCGAGACCACCAGCTACGCCCGTGGGGAGCAGGTTGGAGGTGTACAGGGTGAAGCGGTCAACCATGCCGAGGCGACCGTTACGCAGGATCGAGACGCCGTCACCCGACAGGTAAGCCTGACGGAGTTCCGACTGCTTGATGAGCGTAGCAGCCCAAGTCGGCAGGACGACCCAGCGGCCCGTCTCCGGGATGTTCTGCTCGTCAAGGCACTGGCCGAGACGGAGAATGACGGAGAGGATGTCAACCTTACCGGCAGCCGGAGCAGCGGTCGTGGACAGCGGGCTCGTGGTAACACCGAGGTTGATGTTGCCAGAGATCTTGCCAGCGGTCGTGCCACGGTTAAAGCTGTTAGCCTGACCGAGGATACCGGCGAGCACAGCCGTATCAATCGTGATCTTCATCTGCTCAGCAGCGTCATCCGACCACATGCTGAGAAGGTTGAGATCCGACTGAACGTCCATGACGTCGTCGAGGATCGTGTTGAAGTACTTACCGTTGTCGATGTTCAGCTCGACCACGTTGCCCGAAGGGCGCTGCAGGGCGAGCGAGCCATCGGCGCGGTAGTCCGAAATGGTGATCGTTGGCTTCGTACGGATCTTAACCTTGTCGCCTTGGTTCTTGATCTCACCTTCGTAGTCGGTGTTCGAGATCGCGGCCAAAACGGTCGAGGCGTAGAACTTTTCGACAAGTTTGCCAGACCAGATTTCAGGAATGAAGCCGGTCGCAGCAAGCGTATTGCCCGTTCCGCCAGCGGGGTAGATCGGAGGGGTAGTACCCGCTCCAGCAATAGGAAATGCCATTGTTTAGGCTCCCAAGAGAGAAGATTACCGGATGCGCCCTGCTCGCTCCGCATCGAAGATTTGAGCTTCAATACGGTCCTTCTCTGCCTCTTTTCCCCGGAACTTTCCGGCGGCGCTTTCGGCATAGAACTTTGCAATTTGGGCGCGGGTGAAGACGGGCTTCTCAGCAGGGGCACCAGAGGCCGCTGCAGTCTTGGCTCTGCCCGGTGCCGCAAATTCGCTTAGAG